TCTCTACTAAGTCCAACATTCTTAAGAGCTAGGGCTAATTGCTTTTGTGCTTTCTCATCTTCTGCTGCTGCCTTGATGGAAGCCTTACCAAAAGCCAGAATCTGCTGACCGCTAAAAGCAAGACCTAAAGCTCCTGCCAATTTCTTGACATTCTTCTCCATCTTGTCTGTTGCTGTCTCGGCTTGCTTAAAGCCCTTCTTGCCAGTGAACTCGGCAGCAATGTCAATAATTACATTAGCCATGATTAGCCTCTCACTGTTGCGCGTTTGTTAAGTTTAGTGCCTGCTGTTGCAATAGCTTTTAGAACGCCTTCTCTAGCCTTGCCATTATTCTCATCATAGGCACGATAAAGCAATCGGCCTTGCATGCGATCCTTACCCTTAAGAGGCGCACGAAACTTGCCATCTTGATTAAGGACGAATCGACTCTCTGGGCTTTTCTTGCCCATGCGTTCATATATTGAACCTGCTCGGCTTTTGTTAAACACTTGAGCAAGAGATCTGAATCCTCTTGAGTTAGCCTTTGATGGGCTTGTCTTAAAACCAATTTTGGATTTGACCTCAGCAGGATTAAAGGTAGGGAATGTTGCCTCAGACATCTGTCGAGGTAGCCATCCGCTTAGCACTTCTCCACGATCTGGAACATAGCCTCTAGCAGCTTTAGAAATAGGCGTAATGGCTGTCTTGATTTCTTTCTGAGTTTCTTTTGCTAGATCAGGTGCAAAAGTCCGGAGAGCTCTACGAAGTTCAACGCCGCCCTTTACGGTTGCTGGCATTGCTCACCTCTTTCGCTTCATCCTTGAGCCCCTGCACTAATGCATCGAGCATGGTCTTATCTAGATCTAGTAATGCTTGTGGCGCGATTCCCAACCTAATGCTTAGCCTAGCAATTAGATAGGTGAATGGAAGATCGCGCTTTAAGCTAAAGGGTCTGAATCAAGCACCTCGACACTTTTAAGTGTCTCAATGAAATCCATTCCGAAAGGCTTAACAGACTCACCTGACCTGCGTGTTATCTCCCAAGCTAACCAATAGACATCCGATTGTTTTTCCTCTTGCCTAAAGGCACGATGAAAACCCATCTTTGTGTGCAATTCGAAGGCATATTCCACGGCAGGCGTGATTTCTCCTTCTATTACACTTCCATCTGTACGAACTATCTTTAGTTTTGCCATGAGTTTGCCCCTTTGTTAGTTTTTTAGAATGTGCCTGTAGTTGCTACTGCCACTGTTGAGTTAGCAGTAAATGTAATTGATTGTGTGCCAATGTCTCCAACAGCACCATTGATGTCTGTTGTGTTGTTCACTAGAAGTGACACTGTGTAAAGAGGGTTAGTAGCAGATACTGCTGTTCCCTTTTCCTGTAGGAATACACATGTGACTGTTGTACCCCATGCAGCTTGTAGTGTTGCCAATACATTCGCTGATGCTGTGTCGTTTAGGAAGTCGATTGTTACAGATGATGCTTCCAAGCCCTTAACGAACTTATGTGAAGAATCGCCCATAGCTGTGACTTCTAGCTCATCGAATGTGCGGTTTAGTGTAATGCTTGTGACATGGTCTGAAAGATCAACGGAGTTAATCTTCACACCGACTTTGTTATTTAGAAATACAGCCATGAGATTATTCCTCGTCTTTCTTAGTAGTTACTGGCTTTGGTGCTGGTGTGCTTACTTGCCCGATTTTCTTCAGGAAGTCAGCGTTTTCTTGTTCCCACTCGGACATGTTTAGCTCCAACTCGTTAGGATTGATACGGACATCTCGCAGCTGAGTAGGTCACCCGATGCAGCGTTGAGAATACTTGGTGCGCTGATTGCGCTTACATTATAGACGAGAGATGATGCTGCGAGCTTAGCGAACACGCTACAAACAGTATCTTCTATCCCGTTAAGGTTTCCCTCATTGTCGAAAAGTGGCACAGTCATAACAATCTTAAAGTTAGCCATCGGGCTAATAGTGATGTGCTGATTGTTGCTAGGCGTTAAATAGGGATCATCTGGCGACACGATCACAGAGTTAGCAAGGACTGTTGCAGGTGGAAAGGCGAAAGTCTGCCACTTAGCATTATTGACTAGAGCCGTGGCTAAAGTGGTGCGAAGTGTAGTGATAGCAACTGGCATCAGCCCACCATTGAGTTAGGGCTTAGTGCATGAGCGATCAATCCTCGCACCTTAGCGAGAAGCTGCGCGCTCATTCGGTAAGGGCTTGGCTGGAAATCGACAGCGTTACTGCCTGAAAGGGTGGCTGTACGCGCTTGCCAGATCTCGACAGATATCATGAGAGCTGCTTGCTGTATTGCTAAATCTGCTGACCAGTCCACATATGTGTCTGCTGTTACTGTGCCGAAAGGAAGGACTGGATGCTCTACTGCTGGAGTGTTATTGTTACCAGTAATGTTAAAGGTAATGTTGTAATCGCCTACTCCAGTGAGAGTCTTATTACCATTAAACTTTGAACCGTTGCCGCCAATATTAACAGTCTGACCTACATAGAAAACCTTCTCTACTTTGTCCTCAAAGTAAAGAGTCCCTGTTGTTGCTGTGTTGCTGTGTGCAATGTTATAGACAACATTAGTCCAGAGCATAGGCAGTAGAACTGCATCTGTTGCATCACAGACTTCTTGCAAGGTGGCATCTGGGTACAGCGTACCGACTCCGAGGGTTGATCGGAGTTCTGCGACTGTGGTTAATGCCATGATTTCCTTTCTAAAGACTCTAGGGAGTCAGAGGGCTACTGACCCCCTAGAGCGACTTAGTAACCTATTAAGTTAGGTTGAACTTACGAACGCCCTTACCTGACTTAGCAAGGTAGATTGCTAGGTATCCGTAAAGGTTGATCTCGATCTCGCCTGTGGTCAAAACATTGACACGAAGCTGTGTCTGTGGTGATTCCCAGACATATACTGAAGATGGTGCAACCAAGAACGCTGAGTTATCGATTACGCCAGATGCAGCGATGTTGTGATCTACGATTAGATCTGTGCCTAGTACATTTCCGCGCACAGATGTTGCTACTGCATTACCTGCTGCGTTATATGTTGCACCCTGTGCTGAGTACAGTGCGCGACCTGTTGTGTCTGCATATCCTGTGATTGCTGCCCATTGGTCAGTTGAAGCAACTAGCTTGTTAGCAAAGTCTCCGCCTGTACCCTTGTAAGCTGCTGCGCCTTCTACAGAAATAAATGACTGCAATCCAGCTGCTGTTGCTGCTGTAGTTGCTGCTGTTGTTCCTGAAGCGATGAAAGCATTTAGAAGTGCTGTATCTGTTGCCTTCTCGTATGCCTTGCGTAATTCTGTCATCATCAATTCCATAAATGCTGGAGATGAGCGATCTACGAGCTCGAATGATACGCGCTGTAATCCTGAGAACTTGTTTACATCTACTGTGTCGTATGCAGATGTCATGCCTGTCTCAGATGGTGCTGCACCTTCGTTTGTGTCTGCAACTGTTGGAGCAGTGTCAGCTGAAGTAGCATTTGTGTAAAGGCGTGGAACTGTAAAGCTCATGCCTGAATCAATTAGTGCTGCGCGTGTTGATGCTTCAAACGCTGGACGGCCTGTAAATGTATCTGTAATGAATGTGTTTAGGTGTGGTGCAAGTGTAAGACCTGTGTTAGTTGATGTTGAATCATCTGCAGCGCGAACGATGCGGCGTGATTCGTCATCACCAAGAGCAGCCTTGATGTTAGCTTCTAGGTATTGTGCTGAAGTGATTGGTGCTACGCGCTCGCGCACGAATGTAGTTGCTGTCACTACAGTTGGGCGAGCAGCTTCAACCGCTGCTGCTTCTACTGCTGGTGCTGCAACTGTCTCTGGAGTATTCTCCACAGCTGTCTCGCTTTCTGTTGGTGTGATTTCTTCTTCTACGACCTCTGGAGTTTCCTCAGCCGCTACATCGATAACCTGAGCCGACTTAAATGCTGGCTCCGTTACCAAACTTACTTCAAGCAACTTAGCAGCGGATACGAACATCACATTGCCTTTTTGCTTTGACTTAATTACTTCTACGCCTACTGAAAGACCTGATTGCAATCCTTCTTCTGCAAGGATAAGAGCTTCAGATCCACGATTAGATCGTGAGACTTTGAAGGATGCATAGATGCCGTCTTCTTGCTCTGTGAATTGTGTTGCCTTGCCTAGTGGTTGGCGTGAGTCATGCTGATTAAGAAGTTTGACAGTTTTAGGATCTTCTGGAAGTGCGATTGCGCCCTTCTCGAATACGACCTTGCCTGCTGAAGTATTACCGACTTCACCTGTACCTGCTGGCACGATCTTGCCGGAGATTAGTCTTTCTTCAACATTGGCAATTAAGCCAGATGAGAAGTGGATAACTTGATTTTCCATTATTCGAT